CTTTTCTAGGTATGCTTCAAGCGCCTCTTCCACGACTTTTGATTGTCCTCTAAATACACCATACCGCTTAAGGGTAAAATCACGAAGCTTTCCCGCGATTTCATCACTTATGTCTATTCCTATTTTAGCCATGCTTATCCTTTAGTTTCTTGTTATTTAAAGATTGTGTTTAGCGATTATTTGACTAGAGAAAGGTTCAAATATCATGAGTTGTATGCTACCTATCATGATCTGCGATCTATCCTCTCACGCTCCATGTCATGGCCACCTATTCGAATTCCCTGGCCACTTCATGCGATGTTCCGGCCACGTCGGCCTGCATCATGCCTGGATGGCATCAGTCAGAGAACAGGAAACGACATTGGACTTGTTTGATTGGATTGACCAATTGCCACCTGCTCTATTGGTATCGATTATGGAACGCGAATTGCCACATGATATGTGGCCATTGAGGTGCTTATGAAATGCTGGAAATGCCCACATATCGGAAAAATAGGCAAAGACCTTAGAGGCTCCATATGCTGGTGCCTGCATCATAATATGGTTAGAGATCCCAATTTGGGATGCAATTATCAAGATGTGCCAATGCCTGAAAGGAGAGCATGATGGATAGTAGATGCAGATTCGCCAAAGGCCCGGCGCAAATCTGCGATAATCCCATCTGCAAAGAGGATTATCAATATGAGGTTTGCCCGGTGAGCAGGGGCATGCATTATTGTGGATTGTGGGAAGAAAGGCAGGATGTGACAGGATGCCAAACCAATTAATTCATTGCACGCGATGCGACAGAGAAGCCGAACTCTGGAAAGCTTCGCAAGAAGGCTGGAATATTGCTATCAATTCCAGAAAGGGACTATATGACGTACGATGTGCCGATTGTGCCAGCAAGGGCTTGCCATGAGGCACAGAGAGGAGATTATAGAGGATATTCTGGATAGGATAGACCAGATATTCACAGAGGCCATGCCATCAGATGAGCAGCAGATTAAGCAGAGCGAATATATCATTCCAGCAGAGCCGCTAGATGAGATTATGTTAATATTAATTCCAGAATTGGAGGAAATTGAACAAGAATAATTTTAGGATGTATGCAGCTTACATCCTATAATATTTTATATCTCGAATATCGTAAACGGCTCCCTCACACTAGCGCATTGATCCAAAACGGCATGCAGTGCTTCGTTTATTCTATTCTCTGGATGGACACCGTGGTTCCCAGAAGCGTATAGGGAACCCAGGGCAACTTCGGCGTTGGCCCCAATCGCCGTATACTCTGGATATTCAGTGATCGCAAATCCGCTATCGATTTTGAATATCCTCCCCGCCAATCCGATAAGGATTGTAGCATCCATACTGATCATGCCGTCCTCGTTGTTGGTTTTGATTACTCGATTGCCATCTAGATATGTAATCATTGTTGGAAGATACGTGTTTTGCAGGTAGTCGAATGCATCCCAGGTGATAGCAGGTGACTTGAATATCTGCATCAACTGTGATATCCGTTGCTTCCCACCCACTCCTACCAAAATGCTACCATCCTTCCAGATTTTGGGATGCATTGATGTGGGTTGGAGCCAAGAATCTGAACTGTTGATGGCAGCATCCCCGCCCATGTAGATCTTGCCAGCATGTTTCAGGCTGATAATACACGTCATTTAGGCACCCCCTCTGGTTCCCTGTTGCCTCTTAGTCTTTCGCTTCTCCGCCTTACTCAGTTTCCTCGGCCTAAATTGTCCAATCCCACACGCATGATTCTTATCACGCTGATCAGCACACAACGAAGCATCTTTCTTCTTAAACCAATAACATGCGCCGCAAAATCCCCATTTCAAACCTTCTGCCATTGGCTGTCCTCCCAAATAATCACCCATGTTGTATTATTTCCCGTCACATTCGCTCCAGGCGCATCGATGCTCATATTGTGGCTACCTATACCGGTTGCATTTCCGGCCACATACAGTGACATATCGCTGCCTGCTGCCAATGATAGCAGCAGAAACAATATCAGTAACCTTACCATATGCGCCACCAAGGCTTACGGTTTTCATGCTCTTCTATGATCTTTGCTGCCAGATCCTGTTTGTATCGCTCATAGGCTTCGTCTGTGATGTAGCCTTGGTCGTGTAACAAGTTGGCGACGTTTAATGAAATGACGTACTCTTCGAGATTCATGTCTTACCCCATATCTTACTACTCGATCTCTCTATCTGATCAGGTTGCCCGCCCACGCCTGAGAACACTTTCGTCTCTCGTTTGCCTGCCATAATATCCTCGAAGGTGTCCTCTGGGGTAAACCAACGTCCTTCGTTTTTGACAACCGGCGCACTCATTGGATAGCCTCCAATGTCGCAGATATATGATGCTATTTCAGCCGCCAGCATCTCCGATAGGCTTCGCTCCTCATAGGCTATATTGACCTCCTGGCAGGCGGCCTTGAGTGCCTGACATCGGGTACATTGGGGTCCGGTGGTATAAATGATCATACTTCCCACCCATCCGGCATTGGTAATCCTCTGATTTTCTTGCCTTCTCGGATGCACCAATTGAACCATTCCAAGAATTTATCTCGTTCTCTGTCTGCTTGATAATATAGCATCCACATTTGACGATTGTTTGATAGATAGCACTCCATTAAACTTGGATGTCCTTTCATCCAAGGCTTCGCAAAATCTGGTTTGCATTCAGAATTGTGTTTCATTCATCCCTCAAAATCTTCATCTCTGCATATAGCTGCCCTAACTTCTCTTCATACACATCAATTGCCTCTTGTACCTGAGCAATCGCCTGATCGACTGGAATGATTGTCCTGGTAGGCTTAATCTCCTTCTTCATAAGCGGATTGGTAGATTGTACCATTATTTTTCGTTCTGCCGTGCAGATGGGACACGCGCACCCTCGTTCATGTAGCGGATCGATTAGACTCATGGTTGGGCCGTCCTTGGATCTTCAAAAAGTTCCTTCATATCGCATCATACCGTATATTCCATAGTGCCGTTTGTCCTTCTGGTATTCGTTTTATCAATCCCTTTGATAACAAATTTTTTCTGGGAATATTCCAGCCATTTTTAGACAGCCCCAGATCATCGCGTATCCTTTTCGGCGATACCGGGCCGTTTTTTCGAATGAAATCCAGCACGTCGTTAGATCGTCGGTCGAGGTGAGTATGGCTGGCCCCAAGTTTGCGCCTCAGTTTGTCGGTGGCGATCCAACCATCTCCCACATGCTCCACCCATCCTTCGGACGCGAGCCGCGATATTTCGCCCCGACGCAACCCGATATCAGCCGGGGAGAATTTCCTCCACAGTGGGATATCCACATTTATCCGCCACGGTTTCAGCATGGGGCATTTCCCGCCTTTCATGCAATCACCCTCCATTTCTCGCCGCTAAAGTAGCATCTCTCTATCTCATGTTGCCTTTCTAGGGCTACCAGATGCCTCCTAGCAGCCTTCTTATCCAGCATGCAACATAATTCTACGTCAAACATGGAACATGGGCCATTATGAGCGATATACGCAAGCACTTCCCGCCTATCTCGCTCTCTGCCTTCTTCGAGATAAGGTTGCTTGCATATACGATATTGTCTATTCTGAGTAATTCGGCTCATGCTGGCGGGGCGCATCCGGAATATTTCAGCCAGATGCCCGGTGCTAAATCCAAATAGATGATATAGCAACCTAATGCCTTCGCGTTCGGCGCTAGACGTCCTCATAGGATCCTCCGATATACCGCAATCACGATCCCTGCCAGGATTACAATTAATGCAATCAAACCGAAAACCAATACACCATAATCATCCATGAGATCTCAACTCCGCAAGCCTCTTGCTTACATCATCGGGCATCCATACTTGACCTGTTTCCCTGTTGATTTTGGCCGCGATGCCAGAGAAGTTGACCCCCTTGGCCGTCCCGATAGCGATGATGCCATCTATGCGATCCTGGGTCGTCTTGGCGGGCTTTTCTGCTGTTGGCATAACCAATGGCTGCATGGGTTGCAAACCTTCTACCTTGGGCTCCACAGAGGCTTTCTTTCGGTTGTAGATGCCAACCAACCCGCGAATCCTAGCTTCGGATATACCAACAAGTGGCGCGATCTCGCGTGATTTGTGGCCTGTATCGTGTAGGCGGTAAATTTCCTTGCGGATCTCTTGAGTTAATGCAGTTGGTTGTAACTCGCATCCTTCAGGCAACTTCATATTGGCTGGAAAGCGCGAAGTCTCCTCTAGGGTCTTCTCGCGATCTAGGATATCGAGCCATTTCTGAGATTCTTCTTCATCGAGAAGTATCCTCATTTCAATTTCTCCATATCGCCCAATTTGTCTACCAAATCCCTCCCATCCTGCCGGATGCTATATATCCATCCAGCCTTAGACAGAAGGCCCGCCTTTCGCATTTCGAATAGGCAGTTCTTACAGGTAGTTGGGTTGATTTTCAGCTTATTGGATAGCTGCGTTTGCAGGGCATCCTTTTTAGACAGCTCCTGCAAGATTGCTATCTTTATCTCCATTTTTGACCTTCGCATGCATATCTGATCCGCTGCATAACTACTTAAAACTTACGCTTGATAATGAAAAAAGTCGATAAAAAATAGGTCGCTGGAATCTATCCGTGTGGCATGTTGCCCACACTGGTCTTGTACGTTCCCGGAGTCATAACGATCGTATCAACTGAATTATGTGCGATATCAATATAATTCACGTTGTCAGGTACGTTGACACCATACCCAGCCGTAGGTGCTGTTATGTCGCAATTCATGAATCGAATGTTTTTGATACTGGCCACGTTCGCAAAGTTCACAGCATGTTTGTTGGCCGATCCTGTGCCAATTTGCACGCCGGTGAAGTATAGTTTATAACAATTCGCGGCTACGTATATCGCTTCGTACCCCGTACCGCCAATCGTGCCGCCAACCCAGTACACTTGGTCAATGTTGGATAGGTACATACCATATCCGTTGAAGGCCCACAAATCTACGTTGGTAGCCCATATGGCATATGTTTTATGTACGCCGTTACAAATAAGTGCCCCACATCCAGCACCACCATCTGCATAATCCGCAATGACTGATGTGAGTAGTAATGTTCCCACATCATAATCATTTTGCGGATCGAGATAGATACTGATGGCTTGATCCATAAGATATACATCGGTGAGTCGTGGTGCGCCCTTGATCACATGCAACCCGATTGATCCGGTACCGCCTCCGCCAATCATCCCCTGATTGATTATTCCGCCGCCTGCTCCATTGATTTCAATTCCTTTTCCGCCAGCACCTACTGCAAACGTGCATCTTATAACCTGATAATTATCGGCATATGTATATAATCTTAGGCACGTACCGGAAGATCCATATTTCTGCGAAAATCCGCAGTCGATAAAACTTGGGTGAGATCCATATGTCTCGGAATATGATACTTCTACCAGCACTTGATTTGCGCCATCAGATTCAAATTGACACCCCAAAAAATATGGACTGGAAGCGGTAATTTTCATGCATATAGTGGAATCAGCCATACCGGCAAAGTCGAATGTGCCCGAATAAGTCGTTGCGCCTGCGTCGAGCCAGTTAGTCGGTCCACTGCTACCGACGAACATAACACGCGGTTGATCGTACACAAACTGTGAATTGCACACAACGGTTTTTGGCAAATAGTAGATACCAGGTCCATGAGCATCTACAAATGCGTGCAATTCAGCACCCGTATTACCCAGAAACACATATCCACTGCCAGTCTCTCTCATCTGTGAGTACGTGACATAATCGCCCGATGCAGTGCCATTGGCCGCGCCAGTGACAAGAGTAAACGTAGGCTCCAGCGTCGTTGTGTTAATGCCTACATTGGTCCCATCTGTGTATAGTGGACTATTTCCCGCCAACATATTTGTCCCGGTGAACTTGGGCAGATAGCCACTTGTGCCTGATATGTAGGTTCCTATATCTGCCTTCAGGACAGCATCCGTTTTATTGGCCTTCTCCCAGGCCTGTGCCATGTTTGCAGCATCCAGCGAGCTAGTGCCTGCCGTGACACCGTTAATCTGACTATTGATATTCTTGCTCCAATTAATGTCACGTCCTGGATTGATCTTCGGTTCTGCCGCGAGTGCTCCGCCGATCAGCAGAGCTATAGCTAGTATGGTTAGCAATTTCATAGAATGGATCACCTATATATATTAGTAGATACATTAGTATATCATGCCGGTGAAAACTATCCCCATCAGGTTTGATGAGGAAGATTACAAGGAAGCGGGCAGCCTGAAAGGCGATAACGAGGCGTGGCCTGCTTACGTGTTGAGATTGGTGCGGGAGAACAAGGAGATAGCGCGATGAGAAAAGGACAATATTGTTCCGAGGAGACAAAAGCGAAGATGTCCATTGCGCAGAGTGGCGAAAAAAACCATATGTGGGGAAAGCATCAATCACCTGAAGCAAATGCAAAACGCTCTGCTTCTCTTAAATTAAATAACCCACGCAAAGGAAGACCGTTATCTGCAGAACATCGCGCTAAACTTTCCGCTGCTCGAATGGGGAAACCGCCTTGGAATAAAGGAAAAATAGGCGAGATGTCTGAAGAAACGCGGGCAAAGATTAGTCAATCTTTAGTAGGTAGAAAGATTCCGTTAGAAATTCGCGACAAAATCTCAAAAACGCTGACTGGTAAATATGTCAGAGAGAAAAACGTGAATTGGCGTGGCGGAAAAGATTCTACTTATTGTCCAAAATTCAATGAATCTCTACGGAAACGCATACGGGCATTCTTTGAATATAGGTGTGTAACATGTGGGAAATCGACATCAGAAAACGTACCTGCTCGTCAATTATCGTGTCACCATGTCGAATATAACAAAGCTGCATGCTGTGATGGTGAACCAGTACATTTCGCTGCATTGTGCCATAGATGTCATACTAGAACAACAAATGGCAATAGGACACAATGGGAAGCTATGATTCATCGTATCATAGACGAAATTTGGAACGGAAAAAGTTATTTCACTAAAGAAGAATGGAAAGAATATCGAGGTGTCAATAAATGAGGACTTTAATATATATCATAATAGCACTATTTTTAATAGTGCCTGTGATCGCATATGACCAACGTGAGGGCAACAATGCAATTCCCATGCTTGCCCCCGATCCGAGCCTGAAGACCACCGATCCGTTTTATGGTGGTATACAGCATCCAGATAATTCGGGTCCATCTTACCAATTGCCGCCAATATTCGGCGGGCCCGCGCCAATAATCTTAGATTGGATGAACCTGTCAGAGCATAACGAAAAGCTGAACATGACTACAAAAAACATTGTAGCTATCAATTCCTATGCTCTGACAGAGGATCAGATGAGCAGGGCAGGCATACCAGTTGGAGAGGAGAACTATCTATGATAGATGAAATCGATATTCCAATCGGTCTAATACCTGGATTGTTATACCGGCGGTCAGAAGTCCCACCGAAATATGCCATCTGTGACGGTAATAATGGCACTCCTGATCTATCTCATTTGAACGAAATGCGATTAAATGAAGTGTATTGGCATGTTATGAAGGTAGAGAAATGATGCTTCGATATGCGTACATTGAGAAAAGCGAGCAACTGCCAGCAGGCGCGTTGGTCCTGCTGCCAGAATGCATCAAATTACCACAAACAGTCACCCTGCGATGGTTGCAAGGAGACGAAATCGCCACTGTGATAGATATCCCGAAGGAGGAATCTGATGTTATCCCCTGAGCAAATCAAGTCTTTGCAATCCGACCATGCCGCTAGATATGCAGAATGGCTAAAGGCCGATCAGAAAGCCTTTGATGCAAGGGAGAAGAATAGGATCGCAGAAAGAGCATTCAATGCCGCCAACGAGAAGGAACGATATGACAAACGCGATCTCCTGAAGGCAGATCCGCTGTTAGGGAATTTCATGGTCAACCAGACATTGAAGCCCTTCCATGATGCCTGGTATAATGCCGAAGATGAAATGAACCAGGCGGCACAAACATCTCGCCAGGCTAGTATCTTGGTAGATGAGGTCAATAAGAGGATTGAAATTTGCAAGATAGCAGCCGGGTTGGTGTAGGCTGCCAACTGTTTTCAAATTTTTTGAATATAACAGAGTGCTAGGTAAAACGGCAGGCTTGCCGCCGCGCTGCCATCAAAATGCGTGCCTTCGGCGGTGCTGTGCCCGTGCGCCCCTCCACCCCCAGCATTGGACGTGTTCCCTGTCGTCGACGTTGTATCAGCTCCATACACGCCGCCCGCGCCACTCAATGATGCCTGATCACCATATAGATCAGAGAACGGGTGCCGGTGCGGCCCCATTTCCGCCACCGTCAGCGTGTGTCCATCGACTGCGATTGCCCCGGATGCGGTGAAGGTAGCCGACCCTCCTGTATCGCCTACCGAATAGGCTGATCCCGTTCCCGCCCCGACCGTAAGTTTTCCGCGAAGGTCGATGGTGCCCTCAGTGCCATCGCATAGATGCCATCCAGATGGGATATCGCCGGTTGCCCCATACCACAAGATTACAAGACCGGTAGGCACACCTAGGCCCGCGAATGAGGCCGCGTGAAGGTTTCCAGTGGACTTGTAGAGGAGATCAGCATCCGAACCCGATCCACTGCCATCGTTGCCAGCATACCAGTAAGCCGCTTCCATTTCGGTTTTCGTCTGATATAAGGCATCATGATTGTGCGAGGTCAGATAGCTAGAGGCTTCGGTGTAGATGGTCTCGAAGTTATCCATTTTCGCAGGAGTCACCAAATCCCCCGCTTCCCACGGATTTTCATTTTTCGTATAAGCCATCTCATCCCTCACGCATACTTCATGATATAATATAGGCTGTGATACAACGGCCTAGGGTCAAAAGTTCCAGAAATGGTCGATCCGGGGTGCCCATGCGCTCCGCCACCGGTGTCTTGATTTCCCACCGCCGTGTTGCGGTAAACAGGATTGCCATACATGGTGCCTAAATACGTTCCTACGTTGTAAACATTATAATATTCTGTGTATTCGTGGTTATGTGAAGGGATTTCGTCCGTCGTCAGCGCATGGTCACCTATTGTCACGGTCCCCGATATCGAACAGTTGCCATTCCATGTAGCCGGGCCGCCAGTTGCCCCTACTGCGTAATCTCCCCCGGCACCAATTACAAAGCGGTCCCTGAGATCAGGCGATACCTTGCCTCCATAGGTTCCGCCGTCACAAATATGCCAGCCAGAAGGTACATTGGCATCTGTGCCTGACCATATCATGATAGCCCCGAGTGGCATCACCGTTGCAAGGAGATCCGAGAAATGCTGACCATCCAATAGGTCACAGTCAAACCCAGTGTAGAATGTGAGGCTGAAGAAAGTGGAGTCCGCTGTCGCTTTTGGGTAATAGCGTGAATCGTGGCTGTGGATATCGGCATCTGACTGGATGGCTGCCCACTGCGTTTCAATGTGGTTCCAAGCTTCACCGGTCAATTCGTCGGCGGAACTCCATGAAGTATGAAACTTGACGTAAGCTATAAGATCACCACCAAAAAATTAAAATGAATTAAAGTTAACTTCGGGATCATTTGCCCAATAGCAAATTAGCAAATTGAACCAATGCCATCGCTGGTGTTGGGTCTTGTTATGACACGACATACACAAAGGAACGAATGCCCACCCATGGCCGTTGCAGATGCTATTTTTGTTATAATCTATATGGTGGACGGCATGGCGTATATTGCCCTCAAGACCTCCGCATATGAAGCATTTTCTATTGAATTTGTCTCTTATGTACTCCTTAAATTCATTATCAAATTTTGGACAGTACGGTTCAAACGATTTTCCGCCCATCCAATGCCAATTCTTTTCCCCTCGCCGAGTATCTCCTATATGCTTTTTATGCTCATCCGAGAACGGTAAACGCTTTTTGCCAATTTTCGCTTTTGCGCTCTTCTCTATACCTTCAACAGTTATATAATATGGGATCTTGGCGCGATAATCATAAGTACACTTTCGCGAACAAAAATGCAATTTAACTTTGTCGAGCTTATATGGACGTATCTTGAACTCGACCCCACAGTTTTCACATTTCACGTATACAGGCGGCTTGGACATTTGAGAGGACATTCGACATGATTTCGAGCAAAATGTCTGGTCGCTTTTCCATCGCTCAATTAAAAAATCTTTGCCACAATATTTACATGTGTTCGTTACTCTGATAATATTAGATTTTCCGTGACACGCGTGGCTGCAATATTTCCCGTATCCCTTCTTAATTATGTATGGTCTTGTATAAAACGGTTTTCCACAAACCACGCATTTACAGTTGGTGTCTTTTAGCATAGAATCGATATGCACTTCATACTATTTAACTTTTTTGGATAAAACACAATGCATAATACGGCGGTCGTTTTTCTTGCCCGGAATCGCCCGTATAGCTCGCTGTATGAGTGTGGGCTGTGCCTGACCCAGCGTACGCGGTGTAGCTAGGATGCTCCACCATCGCGGTCATGTAGTGTGGTGGGATGCCGTTCCAGCCACTTGGGCCGCTGCCAGCTTGTGCTGGCTCGTAATAATCTCGGATAGTGCCATGCGAATGCAAAGGCATTTCGGATTCGGTCAACTCGTGCCCGGCAATCGTGACCGTCCCTGTTGTTTTGACTGTATTTGCGCCTCCGGTGTCGCCTTTTGCGTAGTGGCTGCCCGATCCGGGAACAAAATCATTTCGAAGGTCCGGGGTGCCATTTAGACCATTGCAAAGCACCCACCCAGGACAGTTGGTCGCTATGCTTGCCTCAGATCCTGACCACCATGCGATGACACCTGAAGGCGAACCCGCCGCTATAATCTGGTCGGAGGTATAGCCATCCAGAGTGGCGGCGATTAGGCCGCTTCCGGTTCCGTCTGTGGCTGATGAAAAATAGCGCGCATTGCATTCGGCATCCGTGAAATATGACGAACTATGAGTAATCGCATCTATATAATCAACAGACTGCGAATACATGGTTTCTAAATTATCCAAAAAAGAGAGTTTTTGCGCAGTGGTGAGGTTAGTCTCCAACCAAACTGAAGGAGTATATACCAGGATCATCCCCCCTGAAATGAATTTCTGTATTCATTACCCAATGGTTTATGAGAAGGTTAAAATATTCAAACCTATTACCAGAACTTTTTGCGTGGTGTTTCTTACACAGTGGTACTAAATTCCAACGTTTTCCGAAGCATCCACTCTGCTTATCGAAATTTATGTGGTGAACGGATAGTTTTGATCCATTATCTTTTTCTGTGGTTGGGCAAAGATAACACTTTCTGCCAAATGCTTCTCTGACGGATTCCCTCAATTCTTCTGTCCATTTCTCACAATAAACTTTCGAAATTCCACCACGCCAATTAGGAGCATTTGGGCCACATTGATATTTATCATGGCACATGCGTGAACAAAACCGTCCCTGACCCGATTTCAATTCGCTTTCATAGATAGGAAACTCTATTTTGCATAATTCGCATATGCGCATGATCTTTCTATCTGGTTTATCCGGGCGATTAAAATAGCAATCCTTTGAACAATATTGTCCATCTCCTCTTAGTGCATCTTTGTAATAAAGTTGAAACTCTTTTCCGCACGTTTTGCATTTTCTGGTTATCTTAGGATGTCCCTTCGAGCATACAATAGAGCAAAATCTGCCTTTTCCCCGATTTACTGCCGATGCACAAACCACAAACTCTTTTCCACATCGCCCACACTTTCGCTTTATCGGAGGTTCGCCCTTGGATTTATTAAGACATGCCCCGGAGCAATATTTACCACGCCCGTCTGGTATCTTGGAAGGTTTTACAAAGAATGATTTACCACATGTACCACATTTACATTCTACCAGCATACTAATACATCTCCTGTCATGCATTCCTGAATAGATCTGATGAGGCGAAGGATTCAGGAAAACCTCTTTCGGAAATGGGGATCAGCCATCTCCTAGCCTCAAAATCAATACGCTGCGATACTATTTAAGACTTTCTCATGCTCCTTTGAGATATTGTGCATTTATTTGATAACTTTCGAGTACGGTTTTTGTCTTTACGAAGGCAACTCTAAACAATTCCACCCCGCTGCCAATTGTCCCCGTTGCACTATCGCCGCCCCATAGGACAATCTCGGAGATTGACCCGACTGCCTCTGCTGGCGAAATATACGAATACGAACGGATATCATCAGTTATCTCATTGACAACGCTTGTATGGGCTTTGCGGAAGAACGCCACGCCCCCATAATGAAATTCGATATACTCCACTCTATCCAATGGACTGAAAGAAGGCCATAGGTCAGAATCCACCCTAAGACCGGCCCCAATAGGGGCAGAAGTAAACGGGTTTGGCCGATCCCCTGTCAAAAAGGTATGTGCAATGTTATATAATTTCGTTACCCCAGCGGCGTCTATGCCTTCACTGATAGAACTTTGTACTGCTTGGAACGATGTATTAAGAAAGGTATCCCATTCGGCCTGCACCGGGCCATAGCAGCCCGATACTGAATACTCAGTATCCCCGTCCTTGTGAGACTCACTTACGTTGGTTATTAGGAAATCTTCGTCTATGCCGCTTATAGTGATGTGCTGGAGAGTTCCGGCAGCCAAGCCGCTCCGTCTGGTACGATATTTTACGGTTATGCCGTCTACTGCATAGTTGGCCAGGGCAGACTCCAGGTATTCACCCATGCTCTCGATGCTGGTTAGGCTATCATCTACTGTGATGTGCTCGACCTTGCCGCTGCCCACCCCCTGCCTAGCAGCATTGGCGGCTATCGCGGTGAGGTCTTCGGCCTTCGACTTGGCCTTCCACAAGCCATAGTATTCTATGATGATCGCAGCGGCATTCGCAGGAGCTACTTCAAACGTGAACGTCTCTGATTGGATCGCATAATAGCTGTCATAGCTCCCGGTATCAGTGCCTTTCTGGCCTACAGTCTTGGCCGATCCGCCCACCGTAACCGTACTCATCCTATTGACAGGATAAGCAAGTGGAAATGTTTTAGTTGTACCATCTCCGATAAAAGTATCCGTCATCAGATCGGTTTCAGCATAGCCACCTTTCCCTATCTCAGTATTACGATAGTCAGGATTTGTATGAACAAACGACAAGCTGTCTGACAGAATATCCTCGCCATCGGTGATTGACCAATCGGCAGCATACAGCGTCCTGGCATGGAAATATAGCTTGAGATCATAATCCAGATAGAAAACGAATCCCTGGCTGTCAGCGAGCTTCTGCAAGGCAACAGTGGCCGTCACATCTCCCAAGGAGATCTCAGTAAGAACTACACCATCCTCTATGTAGCCTTCTGTGATACCTTCTTCTGCCAGGTATTCAGTCATGATGGCTTTTACAGCATCGCCCGCCAGCGTATCCTCTGCTGCATAATCGATTACCCTCCAGTCGAGCATAGCGGTGAAGTCTGTAGCATCGATGGAATGAAACTTGATATCCGTGCCTGGGACCTTGACCTCTTCCGCAGATTGCACAAGTCCTGCAAATAGCAGATTATTATCCAAATCCTTGCATTCGACCTTTTGCCGTTCGTAGAAGGTCAAAGATCCCGCGCTATCATATGCAGTGAACGAACTTGTAGCCCGGCCATCCACATTATGTTCTATCTGAATACCAGACTCATTCAGAATCAGAGAATTGACCGAGAAGATCTCCGCCAATGTTAGACTATCTGGCATGGACGTAGAGAGCGGCGTGCTGTCATCGCTACCCAAAGCTTCTGCTAAGGTCTTCTCAGTGTAGAGCTTGGTAGTTCCAATCGATATCAACATAGATGCCTCAGAGATACGCGCATGTTGCTCTTAGTACAGTATTGGCATCCGTCGCGCTACCAAACTGGATAATGTATTGATCGGCAAGCGTGGTCTGTGCCACCAGGTAATAGGTTGTTTTCGCGGTCAGTGTTACCACGCCAGACCTGGTTAGAATCCCGATGTAGATCCCATTAGTTACTCCTCCAAGATATGCTCTGCCTTTCAAATTCGAGTCCGTGAAGCTATCTGCCGCAGTCGATGCACCAGCCAGCATCTCTGCCATTGTCCCACTCGCAGCAGCAACGATTGCTATTACCTCGAAACTTACATTCCAAACGCCAATTGGAATCGAAAGAGACAATGACCCCAGATTGTAATAGGTATTCTGGGTTGGACTGTCTTGGTGTGCTCCGCTTGCGTCGGACAGCTCGACGGTCCACTTAGCCGGACTTAGTGGAAACCCAGCCGGTGCTTTCATCATGCTATAGTAAGGCAGAGTTATAGCCCCCCCAGATAGCGTATAGTCGGTTCCGCCATAGATTGTGATGGTTGTGTTTGGCGATGAATAACTTGCCTTTGTGATGATGAAATATTTTACAGTCGAATCCGTGAGCTTGATACGCATTCCAGGATAATATTTTGTGGTCTTGTCGCCGGTAATCGTAAACGTGTAACTTGGCGCATCACTAGCAGCATAAGTCCAAGTCTCACCCGCCGCCACCCATCCATTGAGAGGCAACACAGCGTCTATAGTTTCAAAATTTGTGTGCAATCCGGTGTAAAAGGTCTGGCCGCCATCCGCCGCCAATGGCAAAGCCAGACCGTGATTGAGTGATGTGTCTGGTATTTCTATCCCTCCTATCTCGCGGGCACTGCGCCCCTGAGCTGCATTTTCTTCATAACCCGATCCATGATGGTATTGGTCACTTCCTTCCCATCCATGTACCAATGATGCTCGGTGTGGTCCTCGATAACTATTCGATCAGAGTTTGCTTTTCCAGCTTGTCCAAATCCCATATCTGCAAGACTTGTGAACATCCTGGTCAGCTTCGCGGGCAGGACAATTTCCGGACCCGCTTCTCCAGCAATGATCTTCTTGGGGCCTTCGTCTAGTAGAGCGCCATGTGCGGCGAATATAGCGGGCAACGTGTATGAACTCGATGAATTCCCAGAACTGGCCGCGCCTTGATAATTCGATATCCCGCCAGTTGAGTTGTACGTCATCGGATTTATGTAGCTGGTGACGCCCTGCGGATTCGTGTAAATCAGCGGATTAACCAGAACCCCGGTACATGAATCCGTGAATCCTTCGAAAAGGCAATCTGTGAACTGTATTGCACCACTGCTATTACCAGACACCACGCCGCTACTGTCACTGCTGCTATATGATGTCCCACCGCCTCCTCCACTGCTGATATTTGCGTTGATGTTCACATTCACTGATATTGACGCCAGTGCTTCGGCGATCGCCGCGACGCCTTCCGATATCTTTGTCTGCGCGTCCTCCATATCAGTCACGAGCTGCGCCCAAATGTCAGCCCAATCTTGTTGGAAAGCTTGTAGGCTCGCTTCAGAGTTCATCACCATGCTGTCGATAGCATATTTGGCCCCGTCTCCTGCTTGCTCAAATGATGATATTATCGATGATTGCAGGCTGGTTATGGACGGTTCTATGGATGGCCAATAGCTCGCCCATTGTGCCTTCGCGTCATCCAGAATTTCGGAGCTGGTCGTTAGCCATGCATTCCTGATATCTATGGCTGCTTGCCAGCCAGTATCTCGGATGCTGGTTATTTCGGTTGTCAGAACGGCATTAATCTGCTTCCAGTAGGTTGAGCCTTCTGCCTTGATTATACCCCATGAGATCCTAAAGAAATCTTTTAGGTTACTGATGATCTTTTGCACCTGTTTGGACATGCTGGCAAGACCGGTGATGCCAAAATACGCTGTCATCTTGTCAGCATCAACCGCGTCCTCTGTGGCGCTACCGGTTGAAGTACCCTCTGCATATCCCGGAATGCCGTAGGCTTTCATTGCGGCCAACAGAAGATCCCATCGTTTGGTTTTGGTCGGGATGACATACTCAGGATAAGAAGAGCCATCTTCGCCGATCAAGGAGAGTTCCGGGCCAGATGTCTTGCCGCCTGTGGCTTTCTTGCCCCATGATGAGAATTCTGCCGAATGGAGTTGCGTACCCCATGAGGTAGTGCCGTAGTTGTGTGCGGTGCTAGAGCTGCCTGACGAACTCGATGATGATGTACTCAGAGTACCCATTGTACTCTTCCACAGAGACGCAACGTCAAATCCGAGCAGCTTTGATGCGGCCTGTCCGACCATGTTAGCGGCGTTGCCGATGGCATTGGCACCCGTTTGAAGCGCGCTACCAATGGTGTTAGCACCGGTTTGCAGAGAAGTTTTTGCGCCCATTGCGCCGGTTTCGAGTGAGGATTTTGCGTTAGTACCGCCAGTGGTTAGCGAATTTCCGGTAGATAATCCTTTGGTTTGCAGATCACTACCAGCGACTTGTACCTTGTCGTATAGGATGCCACCCGCCTGAGTAAACCGTTGCTGCGCCACCTGGCCTATTACAGCTATCTCCCTACCAGATGCATCGAGGCCGATCTTGACGGCTTGCCCCGCCTGGGTGGTGAAATTGGCAGCGACCTCGGAGCCTAACCGGATGGCATTAGCAGCTGTCTGTGATCCGCCTATGAGGATGGATTCAGCCGCCTTGGATGCATGAGATGTGATTGTGGATGCATCTTTCGCAGTGCTTATGGTCAGATCCTTGAAGAATAACGCCCCGTCTTTCAGCGTGTTGGATGTGAATGTGCCAATTTCCTTGGAAGCGGCAATTTCTTCATTGGTGATCAATCCCATCGTGGTTTTGTAACTTACCAAATGTGTTTTTAGACCGTCGATGTATTCATCCCATGCGGTTTTTCCATCTGCGACCGTTTTTGAGATCGGCGTCCAGGTTACCTCGAAATTTTTATCCACTGTGTCAGAGAATGCCTCCCCCATACTTTCGCCGATGGTTTGTCCTTCTGCTACTTGGGTTGATGACCATGAACCGCTTTGCTTATTTGCCTCAGAGGTCACAGGTTCGTTTGGTGCGGCGTAAGTCTCGCCTTCCGACCCCATTGGGGTGTACCAATCCATTAGACCAGATATTTTTGCAGACGATTGTTTTTGTTTATATAAGTCATATGCAGATATTTTCTGTGTGCCCCATGAACTAATACCTGATACTGATACATCTCCGGTGGTTGATATAGCCGTCTGGTGAGCTTGTGCTGCTGCCGGGTCTGTAAATACTTTACCGTCCGTGGTGACATATCTTGTTCCAACCCAACTACTACTCGTTTTTGACGTAACACCAGAAGAAGAACTAGCGGCACTCGACAACATGGCGGCCACACCTGGGATGTTTTGCCCCATCCAGGTAACCAGCGCAGCAGCGGATTCGCCCATTTTGTTTATCGCGCCACCAACGGAACTTGTTATGGTTGCAGCCAAGCCGAAAAACGCATCCCCTATACTCTTTACAAAATCCAAGAATTGATTTTTTGCAGGTGCTAAGTAGATTTGAATTTTGCCCAATATGCCGCTACCTATTCCCTTGATTATCTCCCATCCGAGAGACAACCAATCAGATGCCATGCCCCAAACCTTCGACAGCGCGCCCCATATCGAGGTATCCGATCCGAGCCACCCCTTGATGGCAGTTGCTATAGTATCGACTATGTTTTGACCAAGTTTTTTGGGACCGCTTCCATCAACCCATTTGGTTACGTTTGTGTAGATCCAATCGCCCAGCTTGAAAACGGCATTAACAATGGCCTTTGCACCATCAGACACCATCTCAACGATGTCCGACCCAAGCCCGGCCCAATCAATCCGTTTGATATAGTCCCACGCATCTTTGAATGCTTCTTTGAGACGATCCACTACTTTGTCCCAATCACCATCTTGGATAGCATCCCAAACGTCTTTTACGACATCCTTGATACCATTGAACGTGTCGGTTGCGATCTTTCCGAAGATTTCAAATTTTCCTGGGTTGAGAGCCAAGCCAATTCCCGCCAATCCTGCCACTATCAGAGCAATGGGCGCGGCGATGGCAGTACCGATTGAGATTATTCCTCCAACTGTTCCCGCCACCAGAGTTGCAACTGAAGATAATGCACCCACCACCATTGAAGCATATCCCGCAAGAACCCCGGCCACCATTGCAGCAGTTGAAGCGATTGCTTGCGCTTTCATTGCCACAAACGCGACTATGGTAGAGCTTGATGTCAATAGCGCGTTAGCGATCGCGCTGGCTTTCATTGCTACGAAATTTGATAATACAGCAACTTTGGTGGCGAGGGTGCTAGCTATTGTTCCAGTTTTCAGGGCGGTCCAACGGGCTAGTATTCCCGACGACATTGCAGCGACGACAGGGACCAATGCCATGAATCCCGCACCAATCGCGGCAATCCCCAGGCCAGAACCTATGCCAGCTATGGCGGCTTTTATGCGATCAGCCGTTAGACCAATCGTATCTCCTATCTTGCCCCAATCACCCTCTTTGAATGCAGCATATAGACCTCGGATGGCGGGCGCACCCGTTGCCGAAAACCAATCCAGCAGCCCCTTAACAGTAGGTGCCAGATCTTGCCCAATGCCAATGGCCAAATCGGTTGCAGCGCCCATAGCGGCATCGAAGGAACCGCTTAGAGTGTCAAGCATGAGCTTGGCCATTTGCTCCGCAGCGCCCTTGGAATTGACTAGTTCGGAGGTTAGGCCCTTGACTGCTGTATTCTGTTGGGCAGTAGAATATACGATTGCAGCGCCTTCTTTTCCATAGATCTCGCCAAAATCATAGATGTCCGCGCCTTTGGAAAGCAACAGATCCATTGTTTCAGAGAACGAATGGACGCGCGGGTTAACGTCATCGAATGTTAAGCCCAACTTGGCAAGTGTCTCTTCCTGAGTCTTTGTCGGACTGGTCAGGGCCATGAAGGCAGTTCTAAGCGCGGTGCCTGCTTTTTCGCCAGAATACCCGGAATCGGCCAACTTAGCGATTCTGGCGGTCAACTCCTCGAAAGACATCCCGACGCCTTTTGCCACCGGCCCGGCCTGTTGCATCGCATAATCAAAGTCTTTCATACCAGCAGCGGATTTTCCAGACGCTAAAGTATAGACGTCGGACACCCGGCCAAGCTCATCAACACCCATGCCAAACTGATTAAGAGTTGACATAGCCAACTTGGCGGAATCTGCCAGATCATAGCTTGTAGCTGTTGCCAACGACAGGATAGGCGAAAGATTGGCTGCGCTGGCTGACGCTACATCAAATCCACCTGCTGCCAGCCCCGCCAAGGCCGTCGCTATCTGGGTGGGGTCAAATGCGTTTGTATTGAGCTGACCAAGCTCCCTGGATACTGCTATTACATGCTCTTTGATTCCCAAGAAGGCTTCGCCTACGGTCTTACCGCTCTTTTGAGCAATCTCCCCTAGATCCATCTTGGAGGCAGCATCAGCCGCCGCACTCTCAATGTCCATATAGGACTTGACGCCAACTGTGGCAACTCCGGCAATGGCAACGCCAGCGGCCACCGTTCCGGCTGCAAGTGCGGTCCCTATGGATTTGCCTACACTGACCGCCTTGCCTTCCATGCTGCTCACAGCGGCGGAAAACTTGCCTTTGGCCGAATTGAGGCCACTATCCAGTTCTTTGTCGTCTAACGAGATCTTGGCATAGGCCGATCCAACCATTTCACCTGGCATGTAGTAACCTCATAAGTATAATAAAAATATTCAAAAGTTCATTATCAAAAAATCAAGGGACCATTCTTAGAATGTCCCTTTTAGCTTCCTGATCCGTCATGGCGTGCGGCTCCTTTGGCGGAACTACGTGCTCTGGATAGAATTGAGCAAACGATGGAAATTCTTTCGGGGCATTATAAGCCCATCCAGAGAGCTTGATAGCCTCATAGTCTCTGAGCTTTTCCCTTCGCCTAGCATCGTTCCAGGCTTCGATTTTGATAGAAATTTCAGGAGGAGTGGATTTCAGGAACTCCTCATATGATAGGTCTAGGAGTCCGATGGCAAGCTGCTCAAATTCTTCCTCTCCAATATCCGCTCGTTCGCTATTTTCTGAGCTTCGTAGATTATCGCCAGCTCCTCGACCTTCTGATCCTTGGTCTTCTCCTGGATAGCTTCGCCCTTCTCCTTGAGCTTTTTTCCGCTTGCACCGATCACGTTGAGACTCAGCGCATCAGCCAATAGAGCCATGAATGCCTCATATTTCTCGCCGGAATCGGCCTCGCCTTCTTCAAGATAATCCTGCCTGAGTTGCCCGGCGATATCTTCAGTCACTTTCTCAACGCCAGAGCCGGACCACTCTAGGCCCTTCTGCAAGAGGTAAATCTCGATGTCTGTATCTCCGAGGTGGTTGAGGATCTCCATTGCAGATTTGAACCTCAAGCCCTTGGCATCCGGGAAGAATTTCTTAGGTGCGTTGTGCTTGATGTCTTGCTGTTGCTTGTTTTCATACCTTAGGCTAAGCTCTTTGCCGCCTACCAAAAACGGTGTAGATTTCATATGTCATTTCTCCCTTGATGTAATTACCAATTTCAATTTATCGTGTCTCTAAAGCGATTCTGTGAATTATAAATGTAACGAAATATAGCAAGGGAGCCGGTCAAGGATATTTGCAAGTTATCCCTTCATCCCGGCCACCTGCCTATTCGCGTTTCTTGATTCGTAGCCTCTTTGGCTCTTCAGGCGGCTTTTCCTTCGCCTGAAGCTCTTCCAGGGTGGCGTGTTCCTTCCCACATTGCTTACAGATTTCTGGCATGGTCACACCGTATGATATCGCAATGCGCTAGTTCCTTCGAAGGTGATGTCCGACTCTGCCAGGGACTCCAATGTGCAGGTGGGACTCAGCCCTGTCAAGGTACCAATCCCTTCCAGCTTTCCTATCGAGCCCGTGGTATTATCCAGATACATTACGCAGAGGCATTTCGTGCCCAACTTAGCGATATCCTCCGAATCCCGACCGCCTGATGCATGGACGTGGGTTACAGCTCCCACCTTGCCAGATCCGGTACCTTCGTTGCCAGCCGTGGATGCACCACCATTGGCTACTCCGATCTTCAGATTATCGGCTACGTTGTTGGCGGTCGCGTCGGTAATGGTAATTACAGAAACCGCGCCGGTTGTGCCAGAGGTGATCAGATAATAATCAGTATCCGGAGCGCCTTCGTAGGATACGGTTACTGAAGTATATGCGCCTCCTAACGCTCTTATGGCTGCCTGCATTGCCGTAGCAATGGCTGCACCACTATTCAAGCCCGCCACTGTCAGAGTAATCAGACTTGCCGATGTCTCAGAATCGGCTTGGATATTAAAGCTGGTATCTGTCCCGCCTGATATGTCGATGGATGGATTTGCACCGCCTGTATGGTATCCTGCATTCCAATCAGTGACAGGATACGTAAGCGTCCACAGGAGCGACAAAGCTGGATCGGCCTCGATCATATCCTTTACATCTTTGGCCGTGGTGGTATCTGCTGTATATGTTACTGTGGTAACATTGGCATCCCTGGCAACCCCAGCCGCCCCGTTCGCTGTGTAGACTATGGCCTCGGCGTTCCCGGCCTTGCCCGGATCGTTCCATTCCCACGTGAGGTTTGCGTCTGCGGTTTCAATCGCGGTAGTGACTGATGCCTTTGCCAGGAAGAAGTGCCGGGATACGCTGCAATTCCAACCTTCCAATGTGGCTACGTATTCCTTCCAGGCGGTGGCTGAATTCAGCGCAGCCGGAAAAGTCGTAACCTCTTTGGTGTCGGACTTGAGATCGGCCTTCCAACTATAAGCGCCGCCCAGTGCTTCTATTGCGAAGTAATAGATGGTACAAGTTACGGTTCCTGCTGGCACGGACTGCAACGTCACATAACCGCCGGCGTAGTCTATCCTAGAGGGCGTTATCGCTGTGTCTCCATCATAGATGAGGGCGGCTTTAGCCGGGTCCCACATGGCGTGAGTGCGGTCGGTGATGTAGTACTCCAGTGTGGAACCGACTTGTGTCATGCCCTCTTTGGTTCCGCCTATTACCGATACTGCTTCCTGGTGAGGTGCCCAAAATCCAGCCTTCTTGCCTTCAATTATCGTCATGTTTCACCTCCTAAAAAGGTTATCATGGACCTCCTCAGCTATATGCCAGTGCGCCGGTGCCTTGGAAGCTGAAGCTACCACCCTGAACCAGGTCGTTTACGTCTGCCGACGGGGATATGCCGGTGATGATCGCGGACCCGCTGAAGTAGTGGGTAGCGTCCAGGTAGAACTTCATGGCCACGGATGCCCCGCCTATCAGGTTGAAAAGGGCAAGCTGCCCATTGGTGTCGGTCATATCGATACCAACCGTATCAATTGAGCCATCCCATCCCTTCAGAGTGCTAAGATAGGTCTTCCAGGCGGTAGAGCTATCTGTGGCCATTGGGGTGGTTTCCTTGGTGTCTGATTTTAGATTGATTTTCCATGCCTTAATTTCAGCGACGAAGTTAGTTGCCTGCGTCACCTTTCCAGCCTTGCCAGCAAGAATTGTCGTGTTTATCAACTCCACATTTACAAATTATTCGCCTATAGCTAGCTATAAGCCTCGGTGCATGAGGCTCATTATTATTGGAGAGAAGAAGCTAAATAGAGAGAAAGATAATTGGTTATAGGATACAAGCGAGGGGAAGCGGCGTAACTCTGGTTCCAGCGAGAACTTAAAAATGGCTAGAATCTGATCCGTTCGACTCGGACCGCTTGTTATCCTATATGTTTCTTAACATATGTGGGCAATTTGCTTATATTTTGCTGAAGCGTGTCTCCGATAAAACCGGCCCGCCCGGACGGGTGCCTTAGCGACCTATCGAGTTCTTGCTTAAGAATATAAGAGGAGCTTGCGCCCCCGCCTCCCGCATAGCAGCAATTATTATTGTCGTCGCGTTCGACACCTAAAGAATTTCGCATAGTTCCGCCGTCCACCGGACAGGCGGCTTTTGCTTGTGGAAGCCAGCATGTCAAAGCAAACTCTTCTATGCCATCGTTTCCCGCTTTGCGCATTTTGTCTTTGAACGCTTTATCATTCCATGATACTGCCATCCTTCCACCGCCGAAAAGTTGATATCTGGATTTAAAGCCCAATAGTTGATTAAGAGATTGAACCAGTGCCACCTATTGGCGTTTGTTTTCATGTGGCAACTACGACACAAAGGCACAAATGCCCAATCGCGCCCCTTACAAATGCTGTTTTTGTTGTAATCGATATGATGGATATGGGATTTCTCCGACAGTTCGGATGAGTTGCATAAGAAACATGTATGGCCAAATCGGTCTCTCACATATTCTTTGAATCCGTTATTGAACTTAGGACAATACGGTTCAAACGAAATACCCCCCTTCCACGCAGGATTCTTATCGAGAGTTCGCCCCTTCATTGGGCCGCCCGTTCCATACCACGGATTGTTTTCGCCTTTGTTCGCTTCAGATATCTTTGCCAGAATTTCGGGTGGATGATGCTTTCCGTAAAATGGGTTATCTTTGCCCGTTCGCTTTCCCTGGCGGGATTCCGAAATTTTCCGACGGGCATCTTCTGTATGGTGTTTTCCATAAAAATGATTGTTCTCGCCCCGGAATTTTTCTTTCGTTTCCTCTGAAACTGGGTGGCCTTTGTGTGCCTCCGACATCTTGCGTTTTGTTTCGGGTGAGGGCAGATGGCCGGGCATACCTTTGCGCAATGCCGATAGTTTTTTCCGGGTTTCTTCCGAGTGGTGTTTGCCAAAACTTGTGCTCTTTTCACCGACAATGCCCTTGTTCCACGCAGTTTGTCCCTTTTGGAATACCATCAAATACATCTCCTATCATGTACCTAGATCGTTATGCGCTGGCAGGGCATCTAGGAAAATGCCTTTTCGGGGATCAGCCTGGCCAGCACTTACTAATTAACCGCTTAGTATTTATAAGTATCGCGGCGCAGCTTATCGTTTTACAATGATTGTAACACAACGGCAACGAGGATGCGCCGGGGGGCATCTTAACCCATTTGGAAAAGACCCGTCCAGTTCGGCACGTGTTCCGTGATACGATTTACAACGGTCGCATGTTCGCTTATCTGCTGTATAAAACCATTCTAATTGATATTCCTTAACAGAGATTACACCGCGCCGGGAAGCTTCGCGAGTGACTTGAATAGCGCCTTGGTTTGTTGCAGAATGCGACTCTGTTAATCCTATTGTTGCTGCTCTTTGATTTAATAATCTTTTAGCTTCGCGGTTTACAATCCGATCCAATGAAACGTTATCAATTTCTCCAAGCGATGATTTGAATGCTTCCAACGCATTTAACTGCCTCGGAAGTAGACCAATGATTTGACGAATGGCCTTTTTTTGTTCAAAAGGAGATAATCCGTTTTGCAACCCACGCAACGTTATTTGGTTGATAGCATTGCGTGTGCCCTGATCGATGAGCTTTATCTGAGATGCTCCATACTTCTTACACCAATCGATCGCCTCTGGCGAGATAAGGTTATACTTAATGCCCACCCCAAGCAATTCTTCCAGCTCTGCCTTTTGCACCGCGCCCGCGGCGAGAAGGGCAGCGCGGATAAGGATAGTAGGATCAAATGGTACTATCCGAGGATATGCCGCCTGAGCATCTTTCGCCCATTGCTGGAAGGCTTCGGAGATCTTCAGAGCGTATTCGTCGCCTATCACTTGGATGGGTGTATCTGCCATTATGCCCTAACCTTTGTCATGCTGAAATCGATGCTAAAACGGTACATCGGTCCGCCTGCTGCCGTTAAATCTGAACTCGAAGTTAAATCATCTGGCAGCGACCTGTTGGTATCACATCTCGTGTACCCAGTGGGCAAATTCTCATCCAACCAGATGCGAATCTCTTCACAAATCCTGAA